TAAATCCTAATGTTAATTTGTCGAATGTGTCGAACTTTCCGACAAAGACTAAACAGTCTAAATAGACAGCGAAGTTTATCCAAAACGCATAAACTGTTTTACATAATAAATATGAGAGTTAAAAGGCTTTCATATGATAATAAAATCAAACATACAAAACACACAACCAGTTTCAGATCCTTTAGCTGAAGCATTAGAAAAAACATTACCGACCTTTGCAAGAAAATTAAAAATCAATCATTACTCCCCAACACAATTTGCTATTCCAGATGCAGCTTGGTTATTCAAGTATGTATTTATGGACCAGAAGATGAGAAGAGAATTACTTCCATCTAATGCAGCTATGGAAGCTGGAAAAATTGTTGGAGAAGTTCTTCAAAGAATTTACGCAGATACAATTTATAAATTACATCCAGTTAAGAAAAAAGTTGCTCCAACAACAAATGAAAAAATTACAAAAGATGCAGCTCTCCAGGAGGAGATAGAAAAATTAAAAGAGTATGTTCCTAATGATGAGAAGGATAGCGACAAGAAGCAAAAATATTTAGAAGAAATTCCAGAAGTAATTAATAATGCTTTATCTGGATTAAAAGAACTAGCGGTAGCAAGTCCTGTAACTTGCGAAAGACAAATATCAATCGATCAACTGGAAGGTTTTTCTTCTCCGTTGTTACCAACAGTTGGTAGAATTGATTTTGATTTTGGTATCAATAGTCATGAGTTCGGTACACCTCTCACAGAGACTAATCCGACATCCCAAGTGGATGCCTTTCCTCATAAGATTATTGAGCTAAAAACCAAGTGGAGCCGATTAGGTAAAGTTAAAAAGGATGGATCTAGGAGTTTTCTTGTTTCCTCCGTACCAGCTACCGCTAGTTTTAATCATGTTTGCCAGGTGGCAACATACGCAGCTCACTTTAATTTTAAAGTTCCAGCTTATTTACTTTATGCAACAAAATCTGGTTACACTATTTTTGATAGTACCAACTGTCATCATTTAACAGTTGATGGAATGAAAAAAAATTTACAAATAATGTTTAATACTTTTAGAAGAAGAGAACAGATCCTAACTTTATATCAAGATTACACTAGAGAAGAAATTATTGAAGGAGCAGCATCTTTGATGGACATGAACCTAGACCATCCATTTGCTTGGAATGGAATGCCACCAGAATTATTAAAAGAAGCTAAACTGTTATGGAAGCTATCATGAAGTTAGAAGAATTTTATATCCAAAGAAAATTGGACCAACATAAGCAACAAGTAAAGAGAAGAATTTTATCGGCTCTCTTTATTTTAATCGTAGGAGGAATAACTATATGGCTGATATAAAAGATAAGCTAGTCCAGGCTGTTAATGAATTTAAAAAATCATTAGATGGACAAACAATCCCAATACATGGAAAAAGCTATGCTACTGTTGCATTAAGAGTAGCTGTTGCAAGAAGAGTTCTTGGAACTGCATTAGATATTGTAACTAAAATAGTAAGTATCGATGTAAATACAGTAGTGATGTCATCGGATATTTATATTGATGGTGTTCATGTATCTACTGGTCATGCTGAAGAGAAAAGAGCAGCATCAAAAATAAATCAAACTTCCGCTTTAGAGAATTGCGAAACCTCTGCTACTGGTAGAGCTCTTGCATTCCTAGGCTTTATTTCAGATGGAATTGCATCTGCTGAAGAAGTTTCAGCTGCAATAGTGCAGCAAGACAAAAAGATCCAAACAGCTTTAAAAGAATTAGAAGCTGTGTCTCACAAAGGATCTTATCAAGAATGGTTGTCTAAAAATAAAGCAATGTTAGGAGATCTGAAGATTAAAAATCCGATTGCCTACACCACCTTTATGGAAGATTTCCAAGTACACAAAACCAATCTGCAAACCAAAGGAGTTATTTAATGTCAGATGATTTTAATACAGAAGCTAAAAAAGACAGACCAGATCTTGGAGCTGCTTTTATAGCAACAAATAAAAAATCTCCACAGTCATACGATATGTCAGGAACTATTGTTGTTGATGGAGTTAAGCATCGTTTCGGAGCTTACAAACAAAAAGCTAGCGGCAAAGGCAAGATGGCTGAAGGTACAGAATTTTATACCTTTTACAGAGTTGAACTAGCCGATGAAGCTAATGGTGGTGGAGCTGCTGATACAAGCTTCAACCCAAGTGAGTTGGAGGCTTAAAGATGGACCCAGATAAATTCAAATCAGTTGCAATCAACATCAAGACTTATCAGTTACTTGAAGAGCTTTCTCAAAAAAGATTTGAGCTACCGATAAGTATGTCAAAGACTGTTGAGTTTTATGTTCAAAGAGGTCATGAGGATTTTAAAGGTAAGGATGCCAAGAAAAAAACTTCATAACCGCCTGGAGGAACTAGAAAGTTCCAGACAAGATCAATATGGATCATTCGAAGAGAATATGAATAAGATTGCTTCTTCATGGTCCATAATCTTGGACAAACATTTAATCGCACCAATCGAAGGATGGCAAGTTCCATTACTTTATGCTCAAGCAAAATTAATTAGAGCCACACACAAATTTAAAGAAGATAGTTACGATGATGCTTTGGCATACATCGTTCAAGCACATGACATGCACAAAGAAAAATCAGAAGAGATCGATACCGATGAGTTACTTGGTATGGAAGCTAAACCAAGAACTAAATGGTAGATCGACTTTTGAAAAAGATGACAAATTTCAAGCCGAATATAAGGAATGGTTAAAAAATGAATTACGAAAAAAAGATCCTCAATAATGTAATCCAATTTCCAGGAACTAATAATCCTAAATTAGATGAAAGAGAAAAAGAAGTTGCAAGACTATTACATAGTGCAGCTTACAAAATGAGCTTAAATGACTGGGATAAGCATCCAATCACACACAAAGAATTATCAGCATTATCAAATTATGGCGAAGCAATAGAGCATCCCCCAATCGTAGCAAGCAGATTAATTTCTGTTCTTGCAACATCATTAATCAGAAACTCTATGGAGGATTTAATATGAGTAGAAAAAAAAGAGAAAGTTATATTTCTTATGACAAAGAAGCTTTCTTAAATAAAGATACTGGTCCATTTACAAGACTAGATAATACCGCTTGGTATTTAAAAAAGAAAAATACTAATGATGGAGAGATAGGTTATTTCCTAAATCTTCATACAAAGTTCCAACAGATGCCTAACGCATGTTTTGCAGCAACAGCTGAAAGAACACCAGAGCTAAATGTTCCAGCAATTAAAACACAAATAAAACAATTTATGGAGGTCAATAGTGAAAGTAATTAGAGACCAGAAGTTTATAACTTTTTGTGAAATGCTTGGATCTAATATGAGATTTTGCAGATTAAAGTTTGGAATGCCTCAAAAGTCATTGGCTTATCATTTAGGAGTTAGTCATCAAAATGTTCAAAAGTATGAGGCTGGAGATATTATTCCTTCTGCATACAGATTAAAACATATTGCAGATTTCTATAAAGTTAAAACAGATGATTTAGTAGATCCAACTTTTATACATAGATCTACAAAATCTAATGAAGCTTTAAATACAGCACCATCATTTGATGCCACAAAGTATGAAGAGTTTGACGATGAGTATCCGCCAGGATCTGGAGCATTAGAAAATGATCCAAAGATGCAAGCTACTTATGATGCAATACTGGAGGACAAATAATGGCTATATACAGATCTCCATTTTTTCACATTGATATTGAAGAGCAAGATTATCCAGATGCTGATTGTAAATTTATGATTAGCTTATGGCATGAGCCTAAAGTTGGTGGAAGTAGAGAACTTATTGCAGTTTGTTTAAGCGATAATGTTCCATTACTTCAGTCAACCAGGAACAAAGGCAATGTTGTTGAGAGTGTTACTAGACCTCATGATATTGCAATTCCTTATGGCGAAGATGTCGATAAGTTTGCAAGACTTAAAGGCGATCTTGATGAGACTAATCTTGAGCTTACTAGAGCTTATGAAAAAATAACAGAGCTTGAAAAGAGATATGTCAAAAATAATTAAAACTATAACTGGAGAAGCGGCATTTGTTTTGGAAGAAACTTTTGAAAGTGAAGCTAAAGCTACTGAAGGAACAGAGCCTCTTACCCAGGAGGTAACAGATATAGAAGTTAAAATTAATAATACAAAATGGAAAAAATCTAATGACTGAAATACGACATGACTTGCCAATAGATAG